GTCGGCGCCGCAGCGTTCAACCCGGCGGGCACGTCGGCCGCCTACGACGTGATGCGGGACCGCCTCTGGGAGCTGGACGCCACCTGGGGTGGGACCGAGAGCCTGCGGGCCGCGGGCGAGCGCATGCTGCCGCGGTTCGAGCGTGAGAGCGAGCCAGACCACTCGGCCCGGCTCAAGGCCGCCCGCCTCCTGCGCAACCTGTTCCGCCAGTCGGTGGAGCGGACCGTCGGCCGCCTGTTCGAGGTGCCGGTGCGGCTGGCCAGCGACAAGGGCGTGGCGGTCGGGCCCGGGGACGGCGGCTGGTTCATCAGCGATGACGCCGACCTGATGGGCAGCAGCTTCGACCGGGTGGCGCGTGACTACGCCCGGGGCGCGCTGCGGCGCGGCCTGTCCCACATCCTGGTCGACTACCCGGTGGGCGACTACGCCAACCTGGCAGAGGAGCGCCGCGCCAACCCCCGCCCCTACCTCAAGGTGCTCGACCCCCAGCAGGTGCTGGAGTGCTACGAGGTCGACGGCATCACGACCTACCTGCGGTGGTACGAGCGGCGCCTGGAGTGGGACGCCGACCACAGCGCCGTCGTGCTGACCGAGTTCGTCCACGAGCGCATGCCGGGCCGCTACAAGGTGTGGAAGCAGGTCAGTGAGGCCCTGAAGGTCAACGCGGCGATGCTCCCCGGCGCGGTCCGCCGGTCCTGGGTCCTGGACAAGGAGGGCGCGGTCAGCCAGCCCCGCGTCATGCTCCACACGCTGTACGCCGAGCGCGAGGAGCACATGGTGGGGCGGACCCCGCTCACCGAGGTCAAGGACCTGACGCTGGAGGTCTGGGAGCTGGGCAGCGACCTCAAGAATTGCCTCCAGCAGGTGCTGTTCCCGCTGTTCTACGCCGTCGGCATCGACGCCAAGACGGCCGCGACGATCGAGCTGGGCCCCAAGACGATCCTGGGCTCAGACAAGAGCGACGCCAAGTTTGGGTACGCCGAGCACACCGGTGCGGCCATCAAGTCGGGGCAGGAGCACATCCAGGCGCTGGAGCAGCGCGCCGAGGCCTACGCGGGCCAGCTGACGCGCCCCTCGGGCGACGTGAAGGCCACGCAGACGGCCGTGAGCACCGCCGAGGTCAGCAGCTGGGTCAAGGACTTCGGGCTCACCCTCCAGGACAAGCTCCAGGCCATCGTTGACGACTGCGCGCTGTGGGCGCCCGCGATCGGCGCACCGCGCGTGACCGTCAACCTGGACTTCGCGGTCGACCTGCCCGACGGGGACCTGGCAGAGCTGGGCAACGCCCGCCGCGCGGGCGACCTGAGCCGCCCGGTGTACGTCCGGGAGCTGCAGCGCCGCAACGCCCTGTCCAGTGACTTCGACGCCGACGAGAACGACCAGCAGCTCAGTGAGGAGCAGGCCGAGGGCATGGAGCGCGAGAAGGAGATGATGCGCCAGACGGCGCTGATCGAGGCGCCGCGGCAGCCCGCGCAGCAGCAGGAGGAGTGACCCCCACCCGGGGCTTGACCCCGGGGGCGGCGCAGGGCAGGGTTGCCCCCTCGCAACCCAGGAGACACTGAAGTGAAGCTCGTACTCATTGCATCTGCCATGTCGCCGCAGGTCGTCGCCGCGGTCGCCCAGCTGACATCAGTCGAGGGCATCGACACGCTCAGCCTCGTGCTCGGCGCAACCAGCACGCAGGTCGGCACCATGACCCGCACCGAGCTGGGCGGGGGCGAGGCCCCGCAGCCTGATGTCAGCGCCCTCAGGCCCGAGACCAGCACCCGCGGCCACAAGGTCGGCGACCCGGTCCGCTACGACCGCGAGGACGGCGAGCCGAGCTACGGCCGCGTCATCGACCTCATGAACGGCCACGCCGTCGTCCAGTTTGACGGGTTCGACGTGCCACACGTGATGATCGGCGTGACGATGGACAAGCTGGTGGTCATCGATGAGCCGACGGTGCCCCACCCCCAGGGAGAGGCCCCCGGCGACGGCCCGCGCGAGGTCCGCAGCGAGGACGTGCACTTTGACACCGCCAGCGTGATCCAGGACCTGTCGGCGCGACACATCGAGGGCGAGGTGCAGGCGGTTGTGACGGTCGCGCTCGGCAGCGGGGGCAACATCGTCGTCGGGTCGAGCGAGGGGACGCCCCTGACGCTCAACCTGCTGGCCCAGGCCATCAAGGTCGCCGACGGCACCCTGCTGGCGGACGACTGACGACGTGAGCGCCGAGGGGGTCCTGTCCATGGCGTCGGCCTACGGCTGGACCCTCCGGCGCTACCACCACGTGTCCGGGGACGTGCAGGACCACCTGGTGCCCGAGGGTGACCTGCGCGAGCACGACGGCCCAGGGTGCTGGTGCGACCCGGTCCTGGACCCTGGTGACGACAACCCCCACCTCTGGGCCCACAACTCAATCGACCGCCGCGAGGTGTACGAGGTCAACCCGCGGATGCGCAGCTGATGGCCACCCTCAACGAGCGCCTGCAGGACGAGCTGACCCACCGCGACGTGGAGCTGGAGCGCTACAAGCGCGGCGTGGTCGTCCGCGTTCTGAACCTGCTGGCCAGGCTGGAGGAGGAGCTGGTGAGGCAGATGGCCTCACTAGACCCCACGCAGGTCCAGCCCCGCTACCGCGACGCCCGGACGACCCGGCTGCTGGCGGAGGTCGCCCGCCTCGTTGACGAGTACGGCGCCGCCCTTGAGCAGGATGTCATCCCCGACATGGTGCAGCTCGCGCGCGACGAGGGCACGTTCGGCGTCCGCGTGCTGGACGGGCTGCTGCCCGCGGGCGTGGCGCTCGACACGGTCGCCCCCTCGGTGGCAAACCTGCGCGCGGCCGCCATGACGAGGCCGTTCCAGGGCCGCCTGCTCAGGGAGTGGGTGCGCGACCACCCGCCCGCGGTGCGGTTCCGACTGCGCAACGCCATCCGCCAGGGCGTGGCCGACGGCGCGACGATCGACCAGATGGTGAGGACGGTGAGGGGCACGGCCGCCCAGGGCTACCGCGACGGCATCATGGAGGCAAATCGCCGCGGCGCCGAGGCCATGGTGAGGACAGCCGTGCAGCACACGGTCAGCTCGGCCCGGGAGGCCACCTACGAGGCCAACAGCGACCTGATCGAGGGGGTCCGCATGGTCGCGACCCTGGACGGCCGCACGACGCTGTTCTGCATGCAGATCGACGGCAGGGTGTTCCCCATCGGGAAGGGCCCGCGCTCCCCCTTCCACGTTGGGTGCCGCACGTCCTCGGTTCCGGTCGTCAAGTCGTGGGCCGCCCTGGGCCTCGACCTCAAGGAGGCCCCCGAGGGCACGCGCGCCAGCATGGACGGGCAGGTCGCGGACAAGCAGACCTACAACACCTGGCTCAGGGGCAAGTCGGCGGCCTTCCAGGATGATGTCCTGGGCAAGACGAAGGGCGCCCTGTACCGCCGCGGGGACCTCGCCCTGGACCGCTTCGTTGACCACTCGGGGCGGGCGTACAGCATTGACGAGCTGCGCAGGCGCGAGCCCGCGGCGTTCAAGAAGGCAGGTGTCTGATGGCAGTGCTAGACCTCACCGGGGGCGTGCTGCCCTCGGCCGCCTACCTGAGCCGCAACGGCCCAGCACCCCGGGTCAACGCCGCCGGGCAGCTCGTGACCGAGGCGGCCAACGTGCCGCGGTTCGACTACGACCCAGTGACAAAGGTGCTGCGCGGCCTCCTGGTCGAGGCCGCGACGACCAACATGCTCTGGCCCAGCAACGACCTGACCAACACGCTGTGGGTCCAAAGCCTCACCAGCTCGCCCAACGCGGACACGGTCATGGAGACGGCCACGAGTGGAGCCCACGTCCTGACCAACACGCGGGCCAGCGCGGTCGCGGGGACGACCTACACGGCCAGCGTGGAGGCGGCCGAGCTGGGCAGTGGCCCCAAGCGCTACCTGGCGATCCACCTGCGGGCGCAGGTGTTCGGCACCGACAGCGTGGCGGCCTTCGACCTCGCCACCGGCACGATCGTCCAGCAGTCCGGGGTCGGCGTGGCCGCCATGATCCCCGCGCCGGGCGGCCGCTGGCTCTGCTCTCTGACCGCGCGGGCGACCACCTCGGGGATAGTGACGCACCGCTACTTCCTGCGCAACCTGCCCACGGCCAGCCAGGGCTCCTACGCAGGCGACGCGGCCGCGGGCCTGCGCCTGGGCAACTTCCAGTTTGAGCCCACTGTCGCACCGACCGGGCGCATTGCCACGACGACCGCCCCGGTGAGCCGCGCGGGCGAGGTCTTCAACGTCAACTGGAAGGCGCTCAACGTGGCGGACGGCTCCTACGTCATGGACGTGATGTACGACACCGGCCTGCGGCAACCCATCCTGACCACCGTGGCGGCGGGGCTTGCCCAGCTGCCCGTCGACCAGCTACAGGGGACCCGCCTGCGCACCCTGGGCATATTCCCGCCCCCGCCCGAGAACCGCATGCCCGCCGTGCCCGGACAGAACCGGGTCGTCAACGCACTGAGGACCTGACCGATGCCCCTGAGCTGGCCCAACAAGGACCCTGACGACATCCTGGACTACGGGGTCGACTTCACGGCCCTGATCAACGACCCGGCTGACGTCATCACGTCGACCACGGCCGTTGTGGCCCAGGGTGACGTGATGATCCAGTCGCACACGGCCGCGGGGCAGAAGACCACCACCTGGCTCAAGGGCGGGACGCCCGGCACGCCGCAGTCGGTGCGCGTCCACATCGTGACGCAGGCCGGGCGCGAGGTTGACCAGACGGTCACGCAGGTGATCGAGCAGAGGTAGCGCGCAGCTGCCGGGTAGGGTATGGGCGGCCCTGAGCCAACCTGGAGTGCCCGCATGCGCCTCATGAAGTACCTGGTGGCCGCCGCCCTGCTGCTCAACAGCACGGTCGCCGCGGTCGCCCAGAACACCACGCCCGCCTCGACCTCCCTGGGGTCGTTCCGCGATCGGTCGGGCCTGGACAAGCCGCTCCAGGGCGTGACCGTCCTCGACGCCAACGGCAACCCGAGCGGGCAGGGCGCCGACGGGCAGGCGATCACGACCACGCCTGCCAGCTCGACGGGGGTGGTGTTCTCCACCGACACGTCAGGCTACCGGGGGCTGACGTTCTCGCTCTACGGCACGTTCTCGCTGAACACTCAGACTGAGTGCTCCAATGACAACTCATTCTGGTCGGCCTGCGGCGTTCTGGACACAACCAGCAACAGCTACACCTCGGGGCCCAACAGCACGTCGCGCCCGTACTACGCCCCTGCCGTGTCGCGCTACTTCCGACTGCGCGTTGTCGGCTACACGTCGGGCACGCTCACCTCGCTCGCCTACCTGCGCCAGACGAACATCGACCCGGGCAACGTCACCATCAGCGGCGTGGCCTCGGTCCAGGGCAACGTCGCGGCGGGGTCGGCTGACAGCGGCAACCCCATGAAGATCGGCGGAGTGGGAAGTGACGCCGCACCGACGGCGGTGGCGACAAACCAGCGGGTCAACGGCTGGTTCAGCCGCTACGGGGCCCAGGTGGGCCGCCTGTCTGACGTCAACGGGCAGGGGATTGACGCCGACAACCTCGGGTCCGACATCGGCGGCACGGCCAACTACCGCCTGCGCGTCGACGCCTCGCTGCGCCTGTACGACGCCGCGGGCAACGTCATCTCCCGCGTCCGCGATGCGAACAACGCAGCGGGCACCAGCGGCACAGGCCTCCTGGGCGTCGGCAACCTCCTGTGGAACCCGACCACCGCCACCTACCTGCGCGCCCGGGGCGGACTCCTGGGCGAGACGATCACCAGCGACCTCGACGGCCTGCCCGTCACCGTCACCCCTGTCAACGCGGCGGGCGTCATCTTCTCGGTGCCGACTACCGGCTACGCGGGCGTGAGCTTCCAGACCGGCACGGCGGCGAACGGCGGCACCTGGAACTTCCAGGGCTCCAACGACAGCACCGACGGCATCAACGGCAACTGGGTGTCGATCAACGCCCAGCAGCTGAACAGCTCCGCCACGTCGGCGACGCAGACCGCCAGCGCGGGCTTCTTCATCCCGGCGGTGATGACTTACGTGCGGGTCAACGTGACCGGCACGCTGACGGGCTCTGTCGGTGGAACCGCCGCGCTGCGCTCGATCGCTCCCCTGCCCACGGTCATCCAGAACCAGACCGTCAACAACAACAAGATGATCTACTGGAACGAGCTGGTCAACGGCTCGGTCGCGGTCGGCGGCGTGGTGCAGAACACGCGCGACACCGGCGTGGGCAACGGTGGTGAGTATCGCTACGTCAACTTCACGTGCCAGCTAGTCGGCGGACCGACCGCGAGCAGCGCTCTGACGCTGAGCCTCCAGGGGTCGACTGACAACAGCAACTGGGTCAACTACATCGCGCCGATCCCGGTCACGACCGCCAACGCCTACCTCCAGCAGACCATCCGCATCGGGTTCCGGTACAACCGCTGCCGCCTGTTCAACGACACGACTGGCACGGCGACGACCGGCACGACGCTCAACACCCAGTACGGGGAGTGACCTGACATGCTGCGCCTCATCGTCGCCCTCGCCCTGTGCCTTGCGCCGCTGAGCGCCGGGGCGCAGCTCCTCATCAACGGTCAGCCGGTCGGCAGCAACAGCACCGGCTGGGTCGCCCAGCAGGACGTGACGCTGGACGCCTCGGGCAACGCCACGTGGGTGTTCGACACGGCGAACCTGCCCCCGGTCGTCCCCGCGGTCGTCCACCTGCCCAAGCTGATGGACGCGACCAACCCGATCATTTGCAACTGGACCGCCCGCACGCAGCTCCTCGTGAGCGTGCACTGCTGGCGGTCCAACATGCTGTCTGCGCTACTGGGGGGCCTATTCTCGGGCAACGCCTCGGGCGCCCAGGTCACGCTAGTCGCCCGCGCGATCCCCTAGCTCAGGCGGTTGATGGCCGCCAGGGCGCGCTCGGCGTGATACCTGAGGTCACTGACCCGGTCCGCACTGAGGCGCTGGCGGCCGTTCGCGGCGTCGAAGGCGCTGAGGATGATGAGGCGGTCGACCTCGCGGGCCGCGGCGCTGGCGTCTGCCAGCGCGTTGATCACAACGTCGTCCATGCTCAGAACCCCCCCAGCGCGAGGAAACGGGCCAGGGCCGGGCGGCGGGCGATGACGGCGGCGTCAACCTGCTTGATCGTGGTCCAGAGGTGCTGCGCGGCGCAGATGCCCGCGTCGGTCATGGACCAGTGGTCACGCACCTCGTTGGTGCCCTCAACCTTGGGGAGGGCACCCTTGCGGCCCGCCTCGTAGTCGGAGATCAGGCCCTTGCGGTTGAGGAACGTCATGAGGCCACGCGCCTGCATGGTCGTCACGCCCGCCCCCAGCATGATGTCGCTCTGGTTGAACCAGGAGCAGTTGTCGCCGTGCAGCTTGGCAGGCTCGTCGCCACCCATCTGGTTCATGCCGTTGATGGCGACGGCGGCCAGGGCGGACACCTCCAGCTCGGTGAGGCAGACCAGCTTGGTGCTGTCCCCCTCGTGCTTGCCGTTGGCGAAGGTGGTGCTGAGCGTGATGATGAGTTTAGCCACTGCGTTGTCCTCGTCTTCTGCGGGGCGGGTCCACCCCGCCAACCCCACCCTTGTCTGCTGTCGTGCGACGAAAGTAAAGTCCCTTTCTCGCCAGCACGGAGATTTTTTCTCCACCCTGGGGTCGAGGCCGCCCCTCCCCTGGGCTATCGGCCCAGGGTGGCCCACGCGCTCACCCTCGTCAGCGACCGCCCAGGACGCGAGGGCACCTGGAGGTGCCAGGAGTGCGAGCGCGCCCTGGGCTTCCCCACCAGCGTCGTCACCCGAGTGACCCGGAACCCGAGGCTCAGGGCGGGGCGCGTCGTCCGCGGGACTGGCACGCAGGTCTGGGCCTGCGCCTGCTGCCTCGCGCGCGGGGTCGTGACGCGCGCTGAGGGGGCTTGACCTGGGGCTGGGGCGGACGTATGGGTGGCGCTACCAACCCAGGGATGACACAGGACGCAGCATGGCACTCGCAGCAATCCTCGCAGCAGTTGACGGCCTCCCCGAGGCGATCCGGGGCGAGTACCGCCCGGCCAGTGAGGCCGAGGTGCAGGCCAACCCGGCGCTCAAGGACAAGTACCTGCTCGACGTGACCCCCGCCGACGGCTTCCGCCTCGGCAACGTGGACGGCCTCACGACCAAGCTCAGCTCGACCACGACCAAGCTCCAGGGACTGGAGGCGAAGGTGGCGGCGCTCCCCGAGGGCGTGCGGCTGGAGGACATCCCCACCCGCCTCACCGAGCTGGCGGAGCTGAAGGCGATCGACCCGGCGAAGGAGGGCGACAAGATTGCCCAGGCCAAGGTCGACGCAGCCAAGCGCGACATGAACCAGGCGTTCGACACCGAGCGCTCGACGCTCAAGGGTGCGGCCGACAAGTACCGCGGCGCGCTCGACGGCGTGCTGCGCCGCGGCGAGGCCGTGCGCGCGATCAGCGAGGCGGGCGGCTCGGTCGAGGCCCTGCTGCCGCACGTGCTGGGCAGCACCAAGTTCGTTGAGACGGACGACGGCAAGTTCAAGGTCGACGTGGTCGACGGCGACGGCAACACGCGCGTCGGCGACACGGTCGGCAACCCCATGACCCTTGACCAGCTCGTCGGCGAGTTCAAGGCCAAGGACGCCTTCGCACCCCTGTTCGCCGCCTCGGGGCAGTCGGGCGGTGGAGCGAAGCCGGGCTCGGGCGGCGGTGGCGGCGCCCCGGCCAAGAAGAAGTCGGAGATGTCGCTCAACGACAAGGCCGACTACATTGCCAAGCACGGCAGCGACGCATACCTGCAGCTGTCGGCGTAACAGGAGCAACAGCACGTGTCCACGACCGCGACGACCGCCACCCAGAAGGGTGACTTGAAGTACATCAACCCGTTCGTCCAGACGGGCATCACCGAGACGCTGACGCAGGCGGCCGCGGGGATGTTCGAGGCGTCGCGCGGCGCGCTCATCCTGCAGGCAGCAGCCAAGCCGGGCGAGTTCGAGAACCTGGCATTCTTCCAGAACATCAGCGGCCTGATCACCCGCCGCGACCCCAACAGCCTCGCGGTCGCAGCCGACACCAAGCTGGTCCAGGCGCAGTACAGCCGCGTCAAGATCAACCGCAAGATCGGCCCGGTGGCCTCGACCCGCGACGCCTTCCGCAAGGCGGGCCTCAGCCGCGACGCGATGGACCTCGTGGT